GATGATGTAATACAGAGCAATTAGTCTTTGTACTTACAAAGTCTTTCCACTCATCAAACATTTCCCAGAATACTGTGTCTTCATCTTGTTGTGCCTGCGTCTGTGCGGCACGAGCTTCACTTCTATTTCTTTTGTAAGGCTCATAAAAATCTTTACGCCAACTACGTCCTTCTAAGCAGAACACAACATGACTACCATCAAAGTCTGACCATGCTTTCTTGATACTACTTAGTGTAATATGAAAAGCCATGCCAACTTTTGTATCAAGATCGCCTCTTACAACGTGTCTTGCACGAAAGAATGTATTTGCAGTGTCTACTAGAATATATGTCATTTTACTTCACTTTTGCCGTTATCATCTATTTTACTAGTATTAATATAACCGATATTTCTGTCTTTGTCAACCCCTTGTTCGTCCAAAACTTGCATTGCAATAGTTCTGAACCATGCATCTACAATCTGCTCTGGTTCTTCACCTTGATATCCTGCATCAATAAGTTGTTCAATAAACTCATTATTCCAATCAAGTTCAAAGAAACCGTTCTTAATATTATCTGGATTTACCTGTGTATCTAACACACCTACCCAAGGTTCTCCTTTTTCTGATGCAAGTTTCTTTTCATTTGCAAGTGCTTCACGTCTTATTTCTTCTGGAGTCTTTTTAACTTGTTCCTCCATAATCTTAGGTTGTATACCTATGGCTTTTTTAACTTTATTCCAGTCCATTACCATCCTGCCTTTCTGATTGCATCTGAAGGATCTTTCTTTATTTCTGCCTTCATTGCTTTCTCATGTTGTTTGTTTTTATATTCTTGAATACTGTGAAGTTCGTTAACAGGATAAGGATGATAAAAAGGTTCCTCCACCTGCTTTTTCTTAAATAAATTTTTTATATAATTCCACATATTAAGTTCCTATTGCATTACCAAACAAGTAAACATGCACTCTAGCCGCAACATTATAACCTCTTTTAAAAGCCTTCTCTGCTACTTTACCAGCACCTGCTATTTGTTCTTCTTCTCTAGCACCTGTAGGCATAACCCATATTGGCCAATCAACACCTTCTGCTTTGAAAAGTTTAATTACTTCTTCCATTTCTTCCCACTCTCTATCTTCTGGACCAACTACAAATTTTAATTGTCCTTTGTCAGAAAGTTCCCTGTACTCTGCTACGTTTTCAGGCTTAATTGCTTTTTCTCTTTTCTCACCTGATACTGTCCATAGTTTAGGACTACAACTAAAAAATACTTCTGTGTCTATCCTGTTGACCCATTCCTTAAACGGATCTCTTAATTTTTGTGTACCATTAGTTTCAAATGTCATACTGCCCGGTAAGTTACCTTGTCTTTCAAGTTCTTCATATATTCCAACGGTTGCTGTTTGTCCAGTTACCATTAAAGGCTCTCCGCCTGTAATACACAAATGTTGTCGTTGTCCTGTAACAGGATGTAAAAATAATCCTTCCGGATTACTTTCGTTTCTCATTATATCAACTATCTTGTTTGCCATTACTGTTGGAGTTTCTTGACCCATTAAGTCTTTAAACTTCTTTGCCCAAGTATAACTTGAATCACAGCCTTTATCCCATACAGGCAAGTCCTCAACACGTTTTACAGACTTAACATCAAAGTCCTGAAAAGGTAATTCATATGTATCTGGATTAGTCGGATCTATTTGTCCAAAGCCGTTGCATTGTAGATTGCATAGAAAGAAACGTATCCAAGCAGTCGGAACTCCTGTGTAATGTCCTTCTCCTTGAATACTATGAAATATTTCAGAATAGTAAAATTTCTTTTCTACAGTTTTACCAAATTCATGTTGTGCTAATTTATTTTCCACAGGCATACTCTTGTTGTAGTTTAATATTATCCATAAACTCTTTTTTAGTTCCTGCGTCTTCTTTGAACGCACCTTTTAGTACAGTTGTTTGTGTAAGACTACTATGTGCCTTAACACCTCTGTTCTCAACGCAACCATGTGTTGCTTGTACATATACACCTAAGTGTTCTGCACCTGTTGCTTTTTGTATTTCACGAGCAATGTCATTTGCAAGTTCTTCTTGCAATGTACCACGTTCAGCACACCATTGTGCAATACGTGTATACTTAGACAAGCCAATAAGTTTATCTGCGGCAATGATACCAATGTATGCAACGCCTCTAACAATCTGGTGATGATGTGAACACATACTTGTAAGTTCAGAACGTACTACTAGCATACCTTCATAACGTGAAGCACTATCATTTGGAAATGCTGTCGCACTTGGAATTGGATCATAACGTCCTGCCATTAGTTCATTGATATACATCTTTGCAAGACGTTTACCAGTTCCCATACTGTTAGGATCATTATGCCTATCAATTAATAGTTTATCTAATACATTTTCAAAAGCTTCTGCGGCTTCTTCAATCAGTTCTTCCTTGTCGCCTTCTTGTAAGACTTCTGAAATATTATCGCCTGCCCAATAACGAACGTTTGCTTCTTTTAAGCGGGCCTTTATCTGTTCACTTTTACTCATTCTTCTCTCCGATGTTAAGGCAGTGGATTGCCAAATATTGCTTTATTATACACTTTATTTAGGTCTGTGTCAAGCATTTTTTACGTATTCCAAGTAATCTTTTGCAATTAATTCATGTATTTGCTTTGTATAATGCTCTCCGTCTAACCTATGTTCATCTGTTTCAATGTTTATTGCTTTTGATAATTGCAAATAACCTTCTACAGAAGAACTTGCTCTTTTGCCAACTAACCATTCGCCATACAAGTGTACATTGTCCGGTACGAATACTCTGTTGTTAATTGACCATTGATACCATTTAATATTTCTTCTGGCACACATAGTATCAATTGCTAATAAGTCTAAACAATAATCTCTATACTGCAAAGGCGTTACTAGCTCATGCCAAAGTTTTGTATAGATATACTTTTCATGAAAGGGCTTGAAGTCTGCTTGTACTTTCATATCATCAAAAAAGAAGCCTTTGAATTCTTCGTAGTTTTCTTTTCTTACTTGATCAATCATCTCAATGTAGTTTTCAGTTACACGATGATCAGTATATCTATGTATCTTTTCGTCTTTTGGTTGATCATTATCTAAATAAAGATCTGTACCTGTAGTTTCACCTACATCTAAATTACGAGAACAAGAAAGTAAAAACCTGTTCCAGTATGTTGATTGGATAAACACTTCGTCAATGTCATCATACTTATCTAACATTGTTTTTAACCAGGCAGGATATTTTCTATTACACCCGCCTGGCTGACTGTAAATTACAGTCTGTTTATTATTTTCATTGGCGTAAATTTCTGCGTAATTATTGTCTTGCCATGCAGAGATAGTATCACCAACTTCGTAATATCCATGTGCATGACTATCGCCAATAAAAAGTGTTTTAGCCATTAAAATATTTTTCAATCATATCAAGTCTGTCTTGTGCCGCCGCCAATTTATCAAGCTCTGAAATTACTGCTTCTGTAACATCTGAGTGTTCACCAATACCTGCAGGCATAGTTTTATACACCTCAATATTAGCTAAATGCACTGCAATTTCTCCTTCTGCTTGTTTCTTAGCCGCTTCAATTAAATGATCTCCAACCTTCATTTTTTACTCTTCCTTCCTGTAGTTTCCCTTACTAGGTATCACGTGTCTAACGCCGCCGCGTGGGTCATCCATGTCGCCATTGCGTCTAGGAATCAAATGAACGTGTGGATACATAACAGTTTGTCCTGCCGCTTCTCCAACGTTCTGTCCAATATTAAACGCATCACAATATCCGCGTTCAATCCAGTCGTAGCCCCATTTGTATGCGGCTTCAAAACATTTAGTAAGGCCTTGCCAGTTTTCATCTTTAGGAACAAAGAGAATGTGTCCTTCTGTTACTGGATACCCATCTTTATAAACTGTAAACTCTTTTGAGTCTACTAAAACATCTTTCCAAGGTTTAGAATCCATAATTAAATGCCACCATTATTCTTTCTTTATCTACAGTTTGTTGCTCTACCTTGTGATGCAAATGACTTGGGAATACAATTAGACTTCCTGTAATTGCGGCACAAGTTACACTAGATGAATTAACATCATTTAATTCTGCTCTTCCATATGTACCAGGCCAGTTTGATTTCATGTTAGGATTCACTAATGTAAGCCCGGGATGATCTTGATCTGCTTGAATATAATATACTCCACTCCATGTGTCTGGAAGATGATTGTGTTCTTCGTGATAAGTGTATTTACGATTAATACTAAACCAACTGCTACGAAGTGAAGGTTCATTCTGTAACCCTGTTTGTTTATGACAACGAACAACTACATCATCAATAAAATTTTTTAGTTCTTTAAAAACAGGTCTCTCTAATAAATTTTCTCTACCATAATCTGTATAACCGTTTGCAGTATACTTTAAAGGTTTCTTATCGTTCTTTTCTTGATCTAGTAAAGTAGGTACTACTGCTTTTGCAAGTTCTTGTGCTGAGTCAAATTGTGCTCTAAAAACTTGTGTCGGAAAAATAAGTTGTGATTCGATTATGGTTTGTTCCATTAATATTCTCCTACATTTTCCCAAGGATAAACAAGCCAAACATCTTCTTCTGCTTTGTTTACTTCATGACAATAGTAATTTACTTTGTCAAAGTCACTTGCTAAGTTTTCTGTAAGTGTAGCAAATCTTACATTGTTACCAAACACATTATCCCATTTAGGATCATCTGGCAAACAACTTGCTCTCCAGTCTTCTGTAATCCATTTGAAAGTAGCACCAGTATCATTAATATCATCTACAATAAGAATATTCTTATGATGCGGTCCAGCAGTTGGTCCCGGATTTGCAACATAACCATATGCATCATCAGCCATCCATGACGCAGACTCACTTGCATATCCACTATCACGTAGACTTACTTTTAGTGCTTCACAACGAATACCTGTCATATTGCTGATAATAGTTGCAGGAACATTACCACCTCTAGTAATACCTACAATGTAATCAGGACGCCAATGGTCCTTGTACATTTGATTTACAATACTAACGCACATCTTTTCTACGTCAGCCCAACTATAAAAATGTTTTTTAATCATTACTTTAAATATTCCTTGTTGTCAATCCATTTGCCGTTTTTCACAAAGCCCCAACTTTGTGCTTTCTTTCCCATGAAGAATAAACTCCAACATGGAATATTATTTCCGTCTTTGTCTTTAGCAAGTTCTAACCAATGTAGATCTTTTGCTGAACGAAAACGTATGCTACCAGGACCACGCCAAAACTTTCCTTCTGGTGTGTGTTCCCAATAACCACCTTTGATAATTAATGCTCCCCAACTCCACGGATGATCATGTAGTATAGGTTCATCACTTACTAAAACTTTGTGTAGTGTAATATTAAAAGGAAAGTCTTTTCTATCTTTTAAAAACACATACCATCTTACAAGATACGGAACTTTGCCGCTTCTATCTGTTATTACACGTTTTCTTCCTTTAAATAAATCAAAAAGGAATGTCATCGTCTATACCTCTTTCTTTTAACTTACCTTTATAATCTTGCTCTGTCATTTTGTATAAAAGTTTAAACTGTTCATATGCTTTTGCAAGAGCAGGATATAATTCGCACATTTCAGCTATGCGATGTGGACTTGGCATTGAATCTACAAAAACTTCATCTTTTACTTCAGACATATTAAAAGTATATTCACTGCCTGTATCATTAACAAATGAATTATCTAATGTAATAGTGGTTGCATCTACAGTATCATTGGTAGGTATACAATAGGTTACATCATTAATTGATATACCACTGTCCCAACCTCCTATGTCTTCACTAGCATTTCCTATAGTAATTGTGTAGTCTTTATTGTCACCCATTGCTAACCGCCTTATATAATTTTTCTCCACTAAAGAAATTTCTCTTTAGATTGTATAATTGTTTGTCCATTGGAATCTTATAATCATTATAGTTTTCCATATAGTCAACAATTTTATCTGCAATTTGAGTTTTATATTTTTTATATTGCTTAAAGTTTTTTGTCCAAATGCTTGGATACTTAAATGGCATATCTGCCATTTCACTGTAACTAAGTCGATCAGGAACCATAGGAATAGTATCTACCAGTAATCCTTCATACCAACTAATACCTAGTGTTTCTTGTAAGTTAGCACTAAACACCATCTTTGCTCTACCTAATAAGTTATGATATTCGTTTTTTGTTAGTTGTTTTTCTTGACAAACTATAAATTCATATTGTGGTAATTCACTTGCAAGATCATGAAATATATCAACTTGCTTTTCAGGAGCAACTCTATGTGGAAATAAAATAATATCTTCTTTAGGCATTCCTTTATAACTATCTAAACTAGTTGCCAAATATTCCATAGGCCAACCAGCTCTAATAATTTTATCTTCGTTAACATGCCTATTATCTAAATTAGGATCACCTTTGTTTTTAAATGTTTGTAAAAACAAATCGATATGAAACTGTGTAGCAAAAAAGTTATGATCATAACAATCAAACATACTACGTTCTGCATTCCTTACCCAAGGTTTATTACCTATAAGTCTACCTAAAAAATCCTGCGGATCATAACTACCTGCATGCCACAAACCACCAATGCTAATGTCAACACCCAATAGCTCTGCCATGTAGCGAAGTTGTACCACTGTAGGATTCCAGGCATCAGTATAGAGAAAATAATCACCGTTCTTAACAGTTCCATCGCAAAACATTTCTCCTATCTTTTCTAATTGTTTACTCTTGTAAACATTTGTACCACCAAAGTTAAGAAATGCCCCAGGCGTTGTAGCCTGAGGCGTCTCTCCGCCACTAATTACTTCGACATCATTATTCGTAGCTCTCTTCAGTTGCTTTGGAAGATATTCTTTCCATTGCTTTGTATAGCGAGTATCAACTGCTTCGATATCTACGATATAAATTGTCATTAGTGTCTCCTATTACTCTGATAACGGCCTTGACCGTTATTCTTGTTAAACTTCCTCTTACCACCAGAACGAAATCTGCTATAAGCCTGCCAAGCACGACTTTTATTATTATACAGATCCTTTTCGTTCCAAGCATAGCCATCATGACCATACAAGTAAGCAGTTCTACAGAACGCTTTGAAACGTTCCAAGTCATCAAAGATTTTTACAATCTCTGGATTATTAGCAAAGTATTCACCCTTGTTTGCCATTTGTGTTTCTCCTTTAATAGCTAGGGTATGTAATGTGTGCACCGTTCTCTCCGTCCTCGGAAATTTCGATGTGGACCTCACGTCCGGGGTACTTGTCTGTAATTTGTTTATATAAATCATCTGACATCATCTCACATGACTTATAATCAAGTTCTAAAGTTTTTTCTGCGTATAGCTTCTCCATCCAACGTTTGAACTGAATAAATTCGATATCTCTGTCATTGTGTGTTACAGTGATACCAACTCTAAAATGAAATATGTGTCTATGTGGATAACCCAAAAAACTTACATCATATTCATCACCTGTTGCAAGACTAGGATCATCTAGTGCCGCAGGATACTTGTGGATACCTTCTTTTCTAAAAGTTACCCAAATCATTCGCTTTGCGTTTTGCAATGCGTTTTCTTTGCCTTCTTTCATATCTGCCTCTTTCATCATTCTTAACATACCGTCATAATAACGTTCATGTTCATTAATTGCATTACCGTCCATTTAATTATACTACCTTTACTCATCGTTGTCAATAGATATTGGTTGATCATTTTCATATTTTGCCCAAGATGTAAACTTATCTCTTGGTTGCAGATCCCTTACATGATGTACCCAAACACCTGCATTAGATGCTTTAAAGTCTTTGTCATCAATCTTTACACAAGCATTATAGTTAAGTTGATCAATATAAGGCATTTTTACACTTATCATACTAATAAACTTGTTATGTTCATTGTAACCTGATTCTAATACAAATTCATGAAACTTAACATCATAATCTAGTGTTACCCAAAAACCACATTTAAGTAATTCTTTAACAAGTTCGTCCCATTCCTTTTGTTCTTTTTTAGTACCAAAAGGTAATTGAATATTGAAACTTTGATTAGCACCTAAGTATATGTGTTCGACATGTTCTTTTTGTGCTTTTTCAATTACTTCTTTATAGTTCTGTGGGCCTACTACAAATAATGTGTGTAGATCATGTGCTGGAGTTTTTTCAACTTCATAACCTGTGAAGTATACAACATCATCTCTAACACCATCATCGTAATCTCTATTCATCTTTGAGCTGATCCTTTATTGCTAATTTTTGTTTTTTAAGATTTATTAGATGTGCTTTGTGATTATATGAACGATCACCTAATCTCTCTTTTTCTACTTGCTCTACTTTTCTATGCAAATAGTCATGCATGCCTTCAAGTCTTTTAGCCTTCTTACTCATTCTTCCTGTCGCCATCATTTATACCTCCTCGAATAAATTGCCAAATCCTGTATTTGCATTTACAGTCTTTTTGCCAGTTGCGCCTCTAGTGCCAATTATTGACATCCAGAATTTTGAAAACTCTTCGATGATTGCTTCTGCTTCATCTCTGTTTGATGTTGCAAATATTGCCTCCACAACATCTCTAAAATATACCCTGTCGAATTGCTCCTCCACAAGCATTGCCGGAATGATTCCATTGTCGTATTGTCTATTTGCTTCTTGTACTGCATTGATGTGACTCCAAACATTATGACCCATTTGTATAGCATAGCTAAAACTATCCCAACTAGTTGAATCACGTTTACGAATAACTTCGTTGCCGTCATCATCTAGTATAGGATTACCATGTTTGTCTCGGTCAACTTCACCTGCTTTAATTTTAGGACCACCAACTTTATTAGTATCTCCTTCAGCATATATACAAACATCGTTTACTTTTATATTTTTAGTCAAAGGACTATCTGTAAAGTTTTTAAAGATATTGTCCTGTAATACTGCATCTCTAAAGTTGCGTGTATCTGTCGCATATTTTAATTCATCAATACTAGGAACCATTCGATATACCCATTTAGTTCTATCTTCAGTTTCTGTTTGAATATAAATTTGTCCATTAGCAGTAGCGAGGAACGGAGAAGCACAATCGAAAGTAATTGTAAAATTTGGATTGTGATATTTACGTACTGCTCTTTGGATATCTGTAAGTAGTGTAGCCCATTCTAGTTTAGAAGTTCCTAAGAAGTGCATATAATCATGTAAGCCTTTCTCAAGTAATCCATCGAAACGTAGTGCTACAATACGTTTAAGAACTAGGTGGATATCACACATGTTCTGTCCACCCATTGACCAACCATTAAAGTGATCTGTATATTTTTTAGGATCACAATAGTCTTTCATTTGTTGATACCAATCTTCTGCATCAGTATGATTTTCACCTTGTAAAACATTTAAGAACTTACAACTACCACTACGATTTTTCATAAAGTAATCGTTGTTGATACGTGTTGCATTAACCGCTTCTTGATATGTGCTTATGCCTGTCGCTTTTGCACCTGCAGGTGATCGAGATACCCAAGCCGGAATATCAAGTATCATACCATAGTCCATATATGCGTCCATCCATGCAAGAACTTGTTCACGTTTCTTTTGTGCCTTAGGACAGTTTGGATCTTTCCAATCTCCTTCCCAAACACCCTTACCAATCTGGAAGCCACCTGAGTCACCTAGTAACCAACTATTTTCTCTATCACGTTCTCGAACCATAAGCTCTTTTGGAGCATCTTTGTTTATATCAAGCTCTGCATGTCCTGCAGAATATAAACTCCAATGATAGTTAAACAATCCTTCTTTTTTGTTTAACCAATTAATACTCTCCATGCTAGGATAAGGAATACGACTTTCTTCAACATATTCTTCACGTCTTTGCTTGCCTACAAATGTTGCATAAAATCCGCTTAATGCTGGAAGAAAGATTGCATAGTCTTTTTGTGCTTCTGTTAGATTAGTATTCAATTATATGTCCGTCCTTACAATGTGTTTTCTTAAAGCTCTAACAAGTTCTTCAATTTTATCTATTACAGAAATCATATCTTTGTCTGTAATATATTTTTGTTTTTCTCTCAACTTGTCATATTCCTTAAGAGGTATAGTTACTGTACTTTGTTCATTTTCAAATGTTTTGTCATCATCATTAATATCAACACTTGTCATAAAACTCCTATTTAGATTGTGCTGGCAAAATGTAGTTGTATGTTCCCATGCCACTATCAACTGTAATTTGCATTGCACCTTGATCGCTCAAGCTCATTGTTGCTTGTCCGTCCAAGTTTAAAATTGCTTGTACTTGTGCTACAGGATATGTCCATGCATGTTTCAAACTACCTTTAACATCTGATTGGAATACAAATTTACCTGCGTGTGTATTTGCATCACCAAAATAAAACATTACATCATTTACGCCACCAGTTTCTTCTACCTTAATTGTAAAAGTAACTTCTTCTGAATGTGCCGCACTCTGCAATTTCATTCTTGTAATTGCCGCTAACGATGGAGTAAACTCTACGTCCCATGTTGCACCTTTAAACTTAACACTCTTAAGTTTCTCATTAATAATTTCCATTGACATAAATCTAAAGTCATTCTGGAAATCACCTGCTTCATTTTCAAAATGAATACCTGTAGGAATAGTTGCACCATTACGTTCTGCTTCAGTAATAGTAAGTTTGCTATTCTTTTGATACTCTGGATTTTTCAAATGCAAAGCAAGTTTATCTAAGTTAGGCATACCAAAAATGTTTGCACCAAACTCAGCTACTTTCTCTTTTGTATTTGCTGACAGGATCACACTGCGATCTTCTGCCATTGATTCGACTGTAGTGCTTGTATCATCACCTGTAACTTTCACCAAGCTCAAAAAGCCTAGCGAATGTGTCTTTGCTACTACGTCTTGTAAAATATCTTTCATAATACTTCTCCTATGTTCCTTTTATTATACGACATTTTGTTGAAAAAGTCAACAACTTTTTACTCTATCTCTGAGGTCACTGCTCGAAAAACGGTGCTCTCTTTTGTTAAAGAACAACTCAATTCCTCGTTTAGCACAAATAGCTCTACCAGTAAACGTTTTGTTCTTGTATTCTTCACCTAAAATCCTTACGTCAATATGAAGCATGTTTAGAATATCTTCTAAATCTTTTTCTGTTTGATAGGGGATTATTTCGTCAACATACTTTACTGCATTGAGTTGAGTAAATCTTTCTACAACAGTTTGTACGGGTGAATTCTTTTCTGGACGATCAATACTTGGGTCTACCTGTAGTCCACATATCAAATAGTCGCATTGTTCTTTTGCATCTCTTAACATTTGAATATGTCCTGCATGAAGCAGATCAAATGTACTACATGTAAAGCCTATTCTCATTTCTTAAAGCCTTGTTCTTTTAAAAATCCATCTACTGTATATTTAGGTCTAAAGCCTAACTTATCCATTAAATGTGTATTTGCCTGTGTTTTTGTTCTTTCGCCAATAGTATTTAACTTAACAGGCAAGTCCGGTCTTATATCTTGGATCCGTACACAATAGCCTGTACCAATATCAACATTGCCTTTAATGTCTTTATCCATTAGTAACATTATACCGTCAGTCAAATCTTCTAAGTGAATAAAATCTCTTTGATGATTTGTTGTGTATTCTAGTGTACCATTTAATAATTTATCAAAGAACATTTTTGCTCTTGGGCTTTCACTATACACTGTATGAAATCTCATAAACAAAACATTAGGGTGTGGAATGTTTTCAATTACATTTTTACTTGCGGCATATGGATTCAAGTGTGGTTCATATTGTGAACTCGAACCTGCTACAAGTACTCTTACGTTTTTATAGAATTCCAATATTCTTTTTGTACCTTCTACATTTGTATTCCAGTACTTTGCCGGATCTGCAAGACTTTCTCTTACACCTCCGATACCTGCCAAGTGGATAACAAAATCAACTTTAGGCAATGGTGCTGTTAGGATGTCGGTACCTTCTTTTATATCTATACCAACTACTTCGTGTCCGTCTACTACTAATTTTTCATATAGTCTGGAACCGATAAATCCTAAATGACCTGTTAATAGTATCTTCATTTATCTTTCCTTATTTCATCGTTACTTTTAATAGCAGTGAGTAATGTTGGTAGTGTAGCGCCAAGAACGTTTGCAGAGTAAACTAATGCTTTCGTATCTTTTGGAAAACATGCTCCGCCAAAACCTCTGTCGCCGTCTGGACCAGGTACTTGCATATGACTATGTGTAATCCTATTATCCATTCCTACCAATGCCTTGACTTGATTATAATCTATGCCTGCTGTTTCACATAGATCAAATACTTCATTAAAGAAAGCAACCTTTGTTGCTAAAAAACTATTTCTTAAATATTTTGTTAAAATTAATTCTTCTACTGTAGCATATATTGGATCATATGCTTTGCACTCTATGAAAATATCATTCCAAAACCCTATGTTACCACCTCCAAACAACATTTTATCTTGCTTTTTAAAATCTTCGTTAGCATTTGCGGCAGTTAAGAATTCTGGACTAAATGTTACATATTTGCCTTGCGGTTCTATATCCTTACGCCATCCTTCTAAACTTATAGTGCTTTTAATTAATATAGGCTTTTCTTTTGGACATGCTTTTACTACTGTTTCTACAATGGTCATATCACATGCACCTGATAACGTAGTTGGTGTAGGAACACAAATTACATAACCATCGCTATCATCATTAATTGTATTATCGTTATATTGCGGATCAACAATTTTTACATCATGATAATCTTTTAATACTTCATATACAGCCTTTCCTACAAATCCATATCCTATTAAAGTTAGTTTCATCTATTCTTCTCTCCATCTATAAACGTTTGGAGTACAAAAGTTTCTTCCAAACTTACAAGTGTTATCGTCTTTACAAACTCTTTCGTGTTTGCTATTTTCCCAACAGTTACTTCTCCAAGGGTCAGTATATTTTTTTACAAATCGATCCCAAGTATCATCTAATGTCATCATAGCCATTACCGGAATAATAAACATTACTATTATAATCCAGAGAAAGGCACTGCCAAACCCTTGATTATGATATGGTTGGTTGGGATCACTCATAGTTTTTTCTCCTTTTTTGCTTTTAATTTAGGGTGAGGTGTTCTATCGTTATAAATGTCTCCGGCTAATGCTTGTATTTGTTCTACAAGATAGGTTACTTTATCGACATCATATTCTCTGTTTGAACTTTTATATTTTTCTCTATGTGCTTGTACTGCCAAACCGTGCATAGCACTTACTTTATCCATTAGTTGTTGAATTGTATGTATCATTAATCACCTCCAAAATCGAATAAACTATTAAACGTATTATTTTGCTTGGTATCCTCTAAATCATAATTCAACACACCAATAAGATTGTCTAGTTTGTTGTCAATGATAGTTGACTCCATAGCATCGCCATCAAATGGCAATTCTTTAAACCAATCTGGAAGACGTAATTCATCTGTTGGATACGCAACACTTGTGTATCCTAACGGATTTTGTTTTAGTTTACAAACAATTACTTTCATACCGTCAACAATTTCCTGCGAATACTTGTCACCGTTCATACGTTTTAATGTATTCCAATTGATACTTGCCCTTACATGTCCAGGCATATTCGCTTTACCTTGTTTTTCTTCTAGTCGTTGATAGTGTCCGATTTTGTTTGCACGTTTAGGTGCACCTTTTTCAAAACCAGGACGCAGTTTAAAGTCCTTTCTAAATTCTGTGATGCGATCCAACACTTGTTTTTCTGGAGCATCTGTTAACACCATTAGCAATAGTTCACTAAGGAACTCCTGCATAAAGACAGGTGTATCTGATCTACGCAAGTCTAAGCCCATTGCTTTTACTTTGCCCGGCTTGCCTTCTGTGTCTGAGCGGAAACCTTCAATGTCATATACTAATGCCGCATAACGTTTCTTTGTAATATACAAACCACTCTTTGCAACAATTTCTCTACCTGCCGCAATTACATCTGAACGACTCTTTGGACAATGAAATGCTTCATACATAAACTTTTCAAATGTGTCATTTGCCGCTTCACATACTTGGTCATAAAGTGTAATAACATTATCTTTACTCCAAGGAATAGTACCTTTGTCTATTTGTTCTTTTAGTGTAGGATAAGCACTAAAGTATACTGAGTCTGTATCTCCGTATATAACTGCTTCGCCTACATGATCATATGTGCCTGTTATAACTTTGTTTACCTCAGCACTCATATGCTTAACAATAGTCCTACCTGATAACGTAGTTGACTGACCAATACGTTTATCAAAGAATCTACAACCAGGATTTAAAATAGCACCATATAAACTATTCAAGTTAATTTTCTTAACTAGCTGACGCTTATCCCAATATTCAATTTCAGTTGCATTGCCTGCATCTTTTGCCTTTTTCAACATTGCTTGTAGTTCTTTACGTTCACTATACCAACGTTTTAGTAGTCCAGGAATAACACCTTCATGTTCTGTTGTAAAGATTGTTCCATTAGATGAAAGCATCCACGGTTGATTCTTATCAAATATAAGTTTGTATATTTCTGCTCCGGACATAACATCGCTTTGTCCGTTTTCCCAGTCAACAGTCAATGCAACATCACGTTTTTGTTCCATTACTGTTTCATATTCTTCTGTTGAGAAACGTCCTTCCCAACTTCCTGCAAAGGATTTTTTCTTAAGACCCATATCTTCTTCAACTCTTGCAGTACTAATGTCCGGACGTATTTGTCCTACAATAGTTGCAGGGTCCATATTCAATGCACGAATTACACTTGGATACAGACTGTTCAAGTCCATAGAGCCAATCCATTTGTGCAAACCTTTTTTCGGAAATGCCACATATGCACCTGCGGCTTGTGTGTTCTCATCATCACGATGAGGACGATTAGGCACTTGCATACCTCGCCTATGTGCTTCATTCACAATGGCTTGTTCTGTAACTGCGACAGCACCCATAGTGGTCTGTAGCAAAACAGTATTTGCATGTGCTAGTTCGTTACTAAGATCGATAAATCTTAGTTTTTTGTCCAGCTTGTCCAGTAGTGCGGTATCTTGTATGTTGTACTCAATGAACTTTCTAAAGTCATTATTGTACAATTGGTCCAAAGTTCCTTCATAAGGAATCTTATTCTCTCCAACTTCGATTTCGCCAATGGCATCAAGTCTATATGTGTGTCTTTCTTCATATGTATATTTACGATAAAGTTCTAAACTATCTAAATGCACTCTTCCTATTAGGTCAAAGGTTACAGCTGATTTGCCATACTTCTCATATTCACGTTTCTTAGGAAGTTGTCCCCATAAACAAAAACGTCTTGTATCATCTTTGCTTAATACACGGGCAGTTCTATTTACTGTGTAAGGTATATCATAACCTTCACTATTCCAACCTGATAAAATATCAGCGTCTTCAATTAATGTTAAGAAAGTATCAATCATTTCACTTTCTTTTTCAAACAACATTACATTTTCTATACCTTCAAGCTCTTGTTTTGCTTCTTCCATTGTAAGTGTCTTAGGCGGAACTGCTAAACATATCATTGTTTCCATCCATTGCAAATATACAGAGATAGAAGTAATAGGCATAAACGGATCTGCAGGATCAGCAAAGCCTTTCTCAGGATCAAAGTCTGTCTCAATATCAAAAAATGCAATGTTTAGTTTAGGAGCATCTTGATTAAGATAGTTTTCACTTAGGCATTGGAAGATTGGATTGATATCACTTTCATACATCTTCTTGCCTTTGTTAATAGCAAGTTCTTTGCGAAACTCTTTTGTATTTTTACATACAATTCTGCTAATTGGATCACCATAGATGCTTCTGTGTTTACCTTTAGGGTCTTCATAGTAAAAAGTATACTTGATAGGATACTCTGTATACTTCCTTTTGCCGTCTTTGCGTTCAACTACACGGACAATATCACTATCTCTATCAAATAATGCGTCTACGTAACTCAATTAATTCTCCTTTTGTGCAATGTCATTTATATTACCTGCCAAAATATATCTTGTTGCATTTACAGGATATACCTTATGATGTATAGTACTTGGAAACATTACTATCATATCATTATACACAGGAAGATGTATTTCGTCAACCGGAAATACTTCGTTTTTGGTTTCTTTCATTTCAACAAATGTAAGTGGACTATTGTCTGCACCAACATCTAAGTAATATACCCAACTGTAACGACTTAGTACACCGTGTTCATGTTGAGGACATCCTTGACCTGGCAAGCTCTCTTGGAACCAAACTTCAGCATCTATATCAAAATACTTGGTATTAGGCCATTTTTGATCCTGCATAAATTTAGGACCTCTTGGACCTACAATATTATTGCAGTACCATAAGTGTATTTGATCTAATAACGGATTTAGTATATCATGATCAACATGTATATGATGATCTGTCTTCCATGCTTGTGTATTAGGATGGGTATCTTCTTTTAGTTTGAGGAAATAATCAACGATTGGTTGAGTGTTTTGTTTTTGCATACCTAGTGGACCATGTCGGATAGCCACCGGGTGCGAGATGTATAGTGTACTACAACTTAACTTCATATTTTCCTACGTTGCTTATGGCCAACTTAACCTTCTACATGCCTGGCAATCGCCTTTGGCGTTATTATTATTTATTAAAACAGTAGACCCGCAACATAAATTACGGTTAATCCTGCATTTAATACTACTAAACTTCTTTCTTTCCACAAAAGACCTATTAATACCCAAAGTGTATTACTTGCAATAAATGCATAAATGTACCAAGGGTATATATTAAAAGCGGCCATTGTAGCGGCAATTAGTAGACATGCCGTACTAAACCATGCTAATGGTTGATAAGGTTTTACCACCATGATGCGGCAACTCCATATCCAAATATATTAACACATACAAACCAACCTGTCAATAGCATTACCCATGCCGCTCCTCTACGCATTGAAGCATAACATTGTGTTACACTTCCTACAAAAAAAGCAGGATATACTATTAACATGTTAGGATCTTTAGCAGTCAGTGCCAAAGTCATACTAGCACCTACAGTAAAGATAAAACTGACAAGCTCAAATGCAAATGCAATCTTGTCAGACTTATAACTATTAATCCAAAAGTCTTTTACCTTTTGCATTACGGTTTGTCTTTTCCAACTGTAACAACAAGTGTTTCTAAGTCGTCAAACTCTTCAGCAACCTTTTCCCAATCGCCTTTGTGTGCAACTTTGATAGCCTTGTTGATAAGAGCTGGTTTGATATCTAATTCTTCTGCTACTGCTTTCACAGTTTCTTTAAGACCTGTGCTTAGATCTTCTATTTCTCGCATAACTGTAGCACCTTCGTTAACCAAACGTTCTAGTTTAGCCTTCTCGTCAGCACCGTATACTCGATCACTCATAAGATTCTCCTTTAGTTTCTATATATTATACATTATTTTAGGGTTATTGTCAAGCGTTATTTTACCAATTATCTTGGCGGGCAAATCTCAAAACCGTTAATCTGCTTCTTATATTCATCTGCTTGTCCAAGGTATATGTACTTAACGCCTTTGGACTTGTAATATGCACATTCGTGGCGCAGACTCTTCAAACCTAAGAACAATTTTGGATTTTTGTAGTTCCAAGCAAATTGGATAGCTTCAACATTGTGCTTATTATACCAATAATAGTGACTGTATGCAACCAATTCCTTATTACTGTAGTATCCAATTATATCGCAGTGTGGCGCACATAAGTCTTCATTGAATATAGGCATCACACTTTCAAATTTTTTATATTTACAGTATTGGTCGTATATTTCTTGTATCTGATCTACAGGAGGATTATCAAAAAGTTTTGCTGACTTGGATATTCTATAGTTTGTTTTTGACAAATCTATTTTTGCATATATGTCACTCACCGATCCTGCACCTCTTTCTTATACTGTTGTGGCCAGTTCTTGTAATAGTTTTTCTTTTCTAACCAAGCTCTTGCTGTATTTAACTTTTCTTTTTCTTGTATAAGAACTAATCCATAAGTACCGTGATTTAATTTTATATTTTCTACAACTTCAGGATCATCTGGATGATCTTCAAGTGCAACAAAGCCACGTTTGTCTAACATTGGTTTTGTATCGTCTATAATTTTACTTAATTCTTCCGGAGTAATACGACTTGGATCGAAACCTAAGACTACAACTTCTTTACCTTTAGGCCAGTGATATGTGTAATTTTCTATTTCAGCATTTATCCAGAGTTTGATTTCAAATGTATCATCAAGCCAATGTGTTAGGACAGACTTATCTAACCAAGCCTTCTTTGCATAAGGACACGGAGGTAAATTATTGAAAATTTTTGATGGTTTGCTTAAAAAGTTTTGTATCCAATCATCTATGGATGATTCGAAAGTCTGCATTACTACATCTTAACGCAGTTGTCTACAGTCTTGCCGCCTTTTTTCTTAGTACCCATACGTTTGTAGCCTTTCCAGCATACTTTACCGTCTACGCCTTTTTGCTTTTCTTCTGGTAGTGTTGTGTAACTTGGGTTACCACAATCTGGACACTTCGCTTCTACGGATTCTTTTGCAGTTTTAGCCGCGTTATCCCAATCCTTCTCGCTTGGAGCGTCTGGATGATTCTTTGATCTACTTGTGCCTGCTTTTTTACGTTTGTTTACGTAATAGTAAAGACCTTTTTTCTTCTTTGCTTCTTCTAGTTTTTGTTCAAGTGTTTCTACGTAAGATTCTTTGAATCCTTTTTTCTTTGCTTGGTCATCTAGTTCAGCTTTTTTACGCATTACTTCTTTTTTTAGTTTTTCGTCTTTGTTTGTATTTGGATCCATTTGGATATCTTGAATGGCTTTTTTCTTAGCCATGTAATCTTCTTTGTCCTTGATATCTTCTTCAACTTTTTTAGTTTTTGGATTGTCGTGACTCCAACCTTTTTTTGCTAGGTCCTTGTGATCTTTTTCTGTATTAGCTTTTTTGCTCTTGCCGTCTTTATACATCATGTGTGGCTCAAATTTATCAGCCTTTTTTGATTCAGCAACTTCGTCAAACTTCATTTCATAATCCATATGATGGTAAACAGTGCTTAGATAATCAGCCGCTTTTGTAATTTTTGATTGTACCCAACCTTCTAGCCCTTCACGTTCTTCCACGCCTTTTAGCATTTCATGCATTTTGATTGCATATTTTGCACATTTGTATAATTCTGCACGTGCCATCTGCACTTCGTGATCTGACTCGACTTTGAAAGCCATGTCAGCTAAACCAGTTTCTTTTAGATCTTTTTCTCTCATCATATTTCCTTGTAAATATTTACCTTTTAATGCTTCCACCTGTCATTATATTAGCACCCATATCTAAAGCATTTACAGCAGTGCCATCTTTCTTCTTTTTCTGCTTTGCTTTTGGCATACCGTTCTTATCACGTGGTGTATCATTCTTATATATAGCACCAACACTTACATTTGCCGCAGATGTGCCACCTGTTGTTGCTATTTCTTTTAGAAGTTCTCTTATTAACATAATACTATTTACCTTTTTTTACGTGCTCTTATTGGTATATGGAGCACTTGTATCTTTAGCAATGTTTAGATCTTTCTGCATTTGACCCATAGTTTTCTTAGCCGCACCCATGTCTTTAGTACTCATTTTATAGCTTTTGCCTCCGCCAGCATCAAAATTAAAATGTTTGTGACCATCTACGTCGATACCAACTGATGCCGCTCCTGCTCCAATGTTTACTCCGCCTTTAAGTTTGTTGCCATCCATATCATAAATGCCTTTTAGATCTACACCCACATCTCCGTCACCTGTGTTTACTGGTGTGTGAAAGTCTTGTGTTACAGTCTTTTTGACAAAGTCATGTACCTGTTGTAATCCTTTAATTTTAGGAGATTCATATTTAATCAATTTACCATCTGGTGTAAATGTATATGTACCAGCACCACTTGCTACAGTTCTGTTTCCGTCTTTCGTGGTATCAATGCTTACACCTTTATCATTTGTACCATCCGGAGTATCTGAACTAGGAGCGTCTGGAGCTGTTGGCATTTTAAGTATCTTAATTTTGTCAGGCACAGCATTTTTTGGATCTGGATCACCTTTGTTTGGATCATCCATTGTAGAACTTATTGAAGCCATGTTGTTAAGTTTATCCATCTGAACATCTACTTTACCCATGTCACCAGCCGCTACTGCATTTACCATTACAGCAAGTAGTGATGGTATTAACACAAAGTTTCTTGTATGTTTAGGTATTTTCTTTAACATAGGTGTAACTTTTGATAATATATTTTTTGGCAGTTTAGTTAAAAGGTCTTTAATTCCTTCTTCTAATTGCTCCGGAGTGCTTTCAAGTAAGATGTTAATAAATTCTTCTTGAGTATATAATGATTCAGACTTTTTACGTCCTGACTTCATGTTAGCACACCAGTGATACATCTTTGCTTTTTCACCTGATGCTTTTTTTGCTTTTGATCTTAAACTTGTTACTGAACCGTTACAACTAGCACCGGACTTCTTTACTCTACCTGGACGACTTTTGCCTTTTTTCTTTCCATCAGCAAAGTTTTCCTTCATCATTCCTAAAACAAATTCAAGAGTGTAAGGAAGTTTAGCAACAGTAATTGATTCCATTTGTAACATTTTTACAACATCGTATCTATGATGACCGTTAATAATTCTATTTTTGCTATCAACCACTATAGGTGTGTAATCTCCTTTAGCAATTTTTTTAAGTTGTTTAGTATAATTTTCTTTTAGTCTTTCTTTTTGTATAGGTATAATACTTTCTACCTTTATAGGTACAATTTTGTGTGGTATATATTCTAAATGTTTTTTACGTATTTGTGGAAGTTGATCTCTAGTATAACTTTCTGATTTTTTCTTTTTCGGTAAACCTTTATGCTTTGTTGAAGCAAATTTTTTCACATCAGACTTTTTCATATCCTTTGCTACTTCTCCTGCTTCACCTCCCTTAGGCATATCACCTTTTTGCATTGCTCTAACTATGCCAAAGAACTGTTGTTGCTTTTTACTAACTGCTTTTTCTTCTACAGGTTCTTTCATGTGTTGCTGTATTGCTTTTGCTGTTCTTTCAAACTTATGATCTTTGTGTTTAAAGCCTTCACCACCTGCGGCTTCCCAACTTGCAATATTTTTACCAAAGTCATCAATTAAAATATTAGGCGTGCCATCTGGATTAGTTGCAAACTTTGCTTTATCATGTGTAATGATAACATTTTCTGGGGGGAAGAAGTCTAAGTTCTTTTTAATCCACTCACGCTTGTGTGGTTCCGAATTAGGATCATTTGGCAGTGGACTACTTAATATACTGTAACTACCTTTAACTTTTTTAATAACACCTAATAAGTTTTTTGCTTGTGGAAGCAATGGTAAGTTTAACCAAAAATCATCTTTGTCTCTAATCTTTTGTAGTGCAGGCTCTATGTCTTTGACTTTACGCCAATCCTTGCCTATTAACTTTTGCCATTCTCCAAAAAAGTCTGCTAGTACTCCGTCCATGTCAACAAATACTTTACTTGTACTTGCTATTTCGCCTATATCTTCTGCCATCTTAGCATAGTATAACATGATTTCATCGGTTTTGTCAACCGATTCTGTCATACCTAGATTGAATAATACGTTGGTTTTGGAACCTTTTACCTTCTTTGATAGTGTAGGTGGGCGTCCATCTTTGTCTACTTTGTTACCAAACTTAGCGGCTTGCTTTTTAATAGCATCTACACCAACATCAGCAGTAGTGTTAACACCTTTTACTACACGGCCACCATTTTCATGCATACGTAGATAGTGTTTGAAACTGCCTGGCTTAGGAACTTTGTTTTCAATGTCTTTTAAACTATGAAATTTCATTTTTTACGTCCTCTAAAACCACCGCCAGTCATATGCGGTAAACTAAACCAAAGTTTGAACCAGTCACTGTCTCCTGGTTTGATACCTTTTTTTCTTTCTATCTTACGTTTTTCACTTGCAGTCTTACTTATATTTTCTAAAGTGTAAGGTGTATATCCTTTATATTCATTGACACCTGCAAGTTCTTTCAAACGTTCGATGTCCATTACCGCTCCATGTCTAATTTATATTTTAATCCTAAAAGGTCAAATAGTTTTGCTGTAGTAGATGCACTCTGTAGTGCTTTTAACATTGCTTCTTGTTTATCTTCGTTCCTATCAAAGAAACTTACAAATTGTTTTGCATTCTTAGGGTCTACAAATACTTTGCCACCAACACTTATTTCACCTTTTCCTGCATTCCAACTTAATGGAAATGGTTTGTTATCATTTCTCATAGCAATATTATTAAGAACATCTATCTTTGGCTTTTGTTGTTGGACAACAAGTTCTTTCTTTTTAATAAATTCTTCTAAGTTTTCTTCAACTGCATCTACACCCATAATACCTTGAAGTTTTTTAAACATATCTTCTGCGTGAGGCATAGCTTGTTGTGTAATACCTCTTTTGAAAGAATTAATATCGTTGTCTAGTACTGTTTGTCTAAGTTTACTTGCACTCATTCCTGTAGCATCACCTGCATCAGGATCTCTTTGTAATTGCACATAGTTAATTTTCTTGAAATTATAATTGTGCATTTCTTTTTCTACACCATTGTACTGTTGTAATATTTTTAAAAGTTTTGGTTCACCTTCTAAAAATGTTACTTCGGTATAACCCATTTTATATAATCTATCAGCGGCAGTAAGTACAGTTTTTGCAAGTCCTATACTTATACCATCAAAACTTTTACGAGCCCAATCTAATTTGTCTTGTGCTGGTAAAGGATCTGTAGGAAGTTTAGGTGCTCTATCTGTTAAGAATAAAAAAGAATCACCTGGTGCATTTTTGATTGCATTTACAAGAAGTTCGTGTCCTGTAGTAGCAGGATTTAATCTGCCTAGTGCAAATGATGCAATTTTTTTATCTTCAAATAGCTGTCTTAGTAGCATCTGGTAACTCTTCCTTTGGGTTTCTTTCGTGATCTAAAACTTTATGAGCTAGGTCTGCTTTTTCTTGAGGATTCATTAATTCTTCAGGCGTCTTGTTTAAATCATATTTCAAACAATAGTGATTCAAACACTTATCTATCATTGGCATAACATGACCTTGGATTATCTTTTCATTTGTTTCGCTACGTAACTTATCCATACAAGGCATATAATGCTTGCGATAAAATGGTTCATCATTCAACATATGAAAATGCACATCATCTACAACGTTATATGGCATACTATCATCTAATGGTTTGCTAAAAATTTCTGTAAGTAACATTTTACCACTTCCTGCAAGACCAATATCTTGCTTTTGTTCTTGGCCCTGGGTTATCACAGTTGTGTCTAGCACGGAAACTTCTTCTACGTGCTGGATTTGATTTTTTAATTTTCATATTAGGATCACCAAAGTTTACTTTTTTAATATTCTTAGTCTTAGGATCTCTTACATATACTTTAAACTTTTTTACATCGCCACGTGTTGGTTTACCAAGTTGTACTTTACGTCCTTGGTATTCTGCTTCGTCAATAATTTCATCTTCATTGAACCACATATCTCCATAAGCGTGATAAAAGTCATCACCGTCATATGTTTCTTCTGTTACACCTGCAAGTTCTTTAATTCTGTTTAGCTCTTCTGTTTCTTTTGTAATATCTTTTTTCTTGTGTTTTTTACCACAAGATTCGCATATTGCTTTACCGCAATCACAAGGGCAATCACAGTAATCTTCAGCTTCTCTAATGCCTTCATCAGCATCGTGTATACCGTTTCCATTGTCATCTATCCAATGTCTACCTTTTTCATCATGTGAATCATGTGAACAATCTGTTGTAGGCTTGTGCATAGTATCACCACAGTCTTTACAATGGTATTTTGAAGCTACAATAGCCTCTTCCATGCTTTCTTTTTTCTTTGCCGCTTTGCTATACTTGTCCTTTAAGCGTCCTAGTTCTTCTTGACTTGCACCTTCACGTCCAGCCTTAGCGGCTTTTTTCATATATTCTTTACCGTGTTTTTTAACACCTGTATAATACTGTAAGCCTGATTCGTTTTCAGCTTCTTTTAGATAATCTTTGAAAGTTTTAGTCATAATTAAACTCCTAGTATGTACATTTAAAGTATTTATCAATATTAGTCAAGCTCTGTTGGTGCAGTGAGCTAAATAGAAACCAAAAGGAAACGGCTATGTTGAAGCATAAACATATGATAGTAAGAGCTGAAGTTAGCAACCCTCCTCAATACGAGCAAAACATAGTCGATTGGGCGAGTAATTTAATCAGAGATATAGATATGAAAATAATGATGGGACCATATGCAAAATATTGCGAAATGCCTGGCAATAGAGGGTTTACATGTGTTACTATTATTGAAACAAGTCATATTGCAATACACGTTTGGGACGAAGTTAAGCCTGCATTAGTACAATTAGATGTATATACATGTGGAGAATTAGATAAACGTAAAGTTTTTAATGCACTAGAACGCTGGGATCCTGTATCAATAGAATTTAAATATTTAGATAGAGAAAAGAATTTAACTTTAGTTGACTTTCATTCTTAATTTAGAACGTGGTCCTTCTTTCATACTAGAACTTACAGCAACTTCAACTTGTCCTGTTGCCATTTCTCTATTTGGCCATGTAATAACTGAATTCATTGCGTTTGCACTTGCAATATTTTGTGGTGACATTTTGTTAGATAATTTAATAAAGTTCTGTTGTAGTGTTTCACGGACTACAGGAGCAAAGTTCGGTAATGCGTTATCTTTGTTTACTACTTTTGCAGTTAGTGCTTCAAAAGCATAGAATATATTCTTATATTTTTGTACAGGATTATCTGTATCATCTGCAAATTTAGCAAAGTTGTTGACTTTGAGTTTGTCTAAAATATTATTTAGGTATTCAGGAAATGATTCACCAGCAATAGCTTCGTTTATTTCTGACTCTTTAATTTCTCTATCCATATATAATCTAAAACCTTGTGCTTCCATTTTGTAAAAGAAGTTTGCATTTAAAAATGCACTATTCTTTGTAGTTGTTTTATCTTGTAGTTCTAAAAATGCTACTGCTCTTGGATTCTTTTCCTTTAGTTCTTTCGGTACTTCGAATTGTCCCATACTAAAGGCCGCACCTTTTCCTGATTTACCACCTTTTACAGAAATCCATATTTTATTTCCTGATACAGGATTTTCAAAGCCTGCTACTGCTCCTTCGGCATCTGCTAATCTTGCATTTTTTGCAGTAGGGAATACCATCTTCATTTGATCAAAACTATTCAAACCAACATGATCAAAAAATGCTTGTTCAACATCACCTGTAAATGTTGCCATTCCTTTTAACATCATAAGTGGTCCCAGATATTCACCTGCATCATCTCTAAAAGCGGCAAACTCACCTGAACTTAATTCACTTAGATCAAATGTATTATCTTTATTTGCAATTTGTGTAGCGGCATCAATAACTTTTCTGCCAATGTCTGTTGATTGTAATTTTTGATTACTTTTAATTGCTTGTAATAATGACTCAGCAGTATACTCTGCTCCGCCTGCATCAATTCCTATGTCTGCTGGTTTTAAACTTGCGGCTTCTTTACCACCAGCAACAAATTTACTACCACCAAATTCTGCACCTTTAATCAAAGGCGAAACGGAATTCTTTGTAACAATATGTATTGGTTTTTTCTCTTCATCGTTCTTATCATATCCGTATAATTCAAACGGAACTTTTTTATTTCCACCAGCACGCCAAGTTTGAAAGTTTTTTACATTGTCGTATTCAGTAGGTGGATCTGATTGTAATTGAATTTTTGGAGGAATAATAATTTCTTTATTATCTTTTGTTTTGAAAGGTGTCAAATTGTTTATATAGTTCAAAAATGTTTCTTTACGATCAGGAGTTCTATCCTTCATAAGTTCGTCACCTGTAAGATAAGGAGACGCTTCGTATAATTCACTTCTAAATTGTGTATAACGCATTAAACACTAACCTCAATATCAAAATTATTGTAGCCAAGATCAAATAATTTATTTGCTACATCTTCAGCAATTAAGTCTGATTCATCTTCGTCTAATTTTGCATGTGTTTCTACTGTAAGAACAGTTTGTCCTTGTTCTGACTCAGTTAGACTATAATTAGTTTCGCTTTCTAATAACGCAGGAGAAGCCATTGTAGCAACTTCTGAAACTACAATATCGTCTATTTCTTCTTTGTTATCAAAAATAATATTAATAAAATTTTCCATATTATATCCTAGTGGTTAAGTCTTACACTGTTTACAGTTCCATCTGTATATACTAATTTTGCTCTAACATAGACAAAATTTCCTGTAAAATTTGCATATTTAACTTCTGTTTGATTTGCAACAGTTACAGTATCTACGTCAAACCAGTCAGCGTCTGTTGGCGTAGTTGCTAATGTTGCTTGTATTGTAATAGATCCTGTTAATCCTGTGTAATCATACATTACAGTATGCACACCGTCTGATCTTCCGTAGAATCCATCACCTCTAAAGTTGGATCCAGTTACAGTTTCAGTCGTACTGTCCCCTGGATGTGTATTTGCTGATAAAATTATTTCACTTGTACTCGGCATAATACTATTTATGCAAATCGTTACGTGAAACATATTTTATTACACGCCGTATTTGTCCACCTAATGCTATCTTTGCCAACATAAGATACCGTTCATTTTTTGCATAGAAGTAAAATCCCTCAGCAAAATGATTATTCCTTACTACACGTTTGGCTACATTACCTATTCTAAAGCCGTCTGGATTATTCTCGCAGTAGTCTGCAAAATTAGGATCAACTTTCCTTCCTAAGATTGCTTTATATTCCCAAACAACATCGCCATCTATAATTTTAGTATTTGCATTGTCAATTAAATAGTCAAAAATTTCATCATTTTCAGGCTCATGCCATTGCCAACAATCAACTTGACCCATTAAGTTTTTAAGCCATTCAGGTTCATTAGAATAAATGTCAAGGTTAAACCCTTCACAACGAACCATTGCATAATCTTTGTTTTTTTCTAACGCATTATATACAACGCAGGCATCCATGAATGTTTCTAAACTAACAGTCTTTTCTTTTTTACGTGAATGTATATGATTAAAAGGACTCTGAATAGGCATATCTGCTTCTGCATCACTTTGCATAGCATCTAGTTTAGATTTTACATATCCTAGATTCATTCCGCGAAAGATAGGCCCAACAGTATTTTTTACTCTTAGTTTGTAAAGGTACTTGTTGTAGAATAATTTAGTTGTGTAAAACTTCTGTAACATCTTTTACCTTTTTTGTAATAGGTTTTAGATGCAATTTTTCATCAGCGACATCAATTTTTAAAGTACCACCATCTTTGAGATCACCAAATAAAAGCATCTTACTTAGGGGTCGTTTAATTTCTTTGTCAATGTATCTGTGCATAGGTCTAGCACCCATCTTGCTATCAAAACCATTTTCTACAAGATGATCTAGTGCTTCATCACTTATTTCACAAACAACATTCTTATCATCTAACATTGTTTTAAGTTCTAGTAAGAACTTTCCAACAATCTTAAGCATAATAGGCTTTTCTAGTTTACCAAATGTAACAACACCATCAAGCCTATTTCTAAATTCTGGAGCAAAGAAACGTTTAAATTCTTCGTCACCATAGTCACCGTCAAGTGCTTGACTAAATCCAATAGTGTTTTTCTCTGCTTGTTCTGCACCTAAGTTTGTTGTAAGGATTAGGATACAATTCCTTGCATCTGCTTCTTTACCATCACTGCCAGTAATTTTACCGTTGTCCATAATTTGTAATAGGATCTGTGAAATATCTGGGTGTGCTTTTTCTATTTCATCTAGCAGAAGAACACAATTAGGATGTTCTTGTAGTTGATTAATTAGTTGTCCTGCATGTTCGTCGTGACCAACATATCCTGGAGGAGAACCAATAAGTTTGCTTACACTATGTTTTTCTTGATATTCTGACATATCAAAACGTGCAAGGTGAATACTTAAATTTTTAGCAAGTTGTTTTGCAAGTTCAGTCTTACCAACACCTGTTGGACCCATAAACACAAACGATCCAATTGGTTTTTCTTCTGATTTTAAACCTGCTTGTGCAACAAGAATTTTATCTACAATTTCTTCAATAGCATTATCTTGTCCATAAACATTTAGTTTCAAATTCTTATCTAATGTTGCAAGATTGTTAGTTTCTTTTTGTTGTATTTGCTCCGGAGGAAGGTTAACAAATTTTGCAAGTTCATATTTAATTTCTTCAGGACCAACAATACGTTCGCCTTCTACATTATTAACTTTAAATCTTGAACAAGCAAGATCAATTAAGTCAATTGCTTTGTCAGGTAATTTTTTATCAGTAATATATTTGACTGATAGTTTTACAGACTCATCAATTGCTTCTTGTGTAATAGTTGTAGCATGAAACTCTTCATAATATTTTTTAATACCTTGTAAGATATCTGTAGTTGTTTTCTTGTCAGGCTCGTCAACACTTACACGTTGGAATCTACGCATTAAAGCACGATCTTTTTCAAAGTACTTACGATATTCGTCCCAAGTAGTTGATGCAACAACCTTGATATCACCTTTTCCTAGTGCTGGCTTTAACATATTTGCTAAATCATTAGAGCTTTGTCCGCCACCTGCACCTGCACCGTTCATCATATGTGCTTCATCAATGAATACAATAGTTTTACCTTGACGTTTAATAGCCGCCATAACAAGTTTAAATCTTTCTTCAAAGTCTCCGCGGTATTTACTACCTGCTAACATTGCACCAATGTCTAAATTGTATACACTATATTCTTCAAGAAATGTTGGAACCTCTTTATTAACAATTCTATAAGCAAGTCCTTCTGCAATAGCAGTTTTACCAACACCTGGATCACCTACTAGTAGAACATTGTTCTTTTGTCTACGTCCTAAACTTAAACAAATACTTTCTAGTTCTTCTGTACGTCCAATAACAGGATCAATTTTTCCATCTTCAACTCTTTGATTAAGATTAGAAGTAAATGCCTTCAATGCTCTTTGTGCATGTCCTGCCATTTCTTCATCTTCAGCAGTGCCTACAAATTCATTATTAATATAAGTGTTGAATGCTTCTTTATCAACTCCTGCTTTTGTTACAGTATATGTTGCAAATGATTTCTTTTCATTTAGCAATGATAAAAATACATCACAAATATCAATATGTTGTCTACCACTAAAAAGAACCTGTGTAAATGCTCTGTTCATTACACGTTCAACAGTTTGTGTTTTCTTTGGCTTATATTTTGTTCCTGCTGGTACTTTGATATCATCTAGTTTAGTTTGTAGATATGTCAAAATATCATTTTGTAGAGGCTGAACATCAATACCAAAACCTTTCAAAATATTGGTAAAATTTTCTGTACAAAGCATTGCAAATAGCAGATGCTCTAGTGTAACATACTCATGCTCTAGTCTCTTTGCATCCTTAATCGCTTTATCAAATACTACTTGTAGCTCTTCGCTCGGTTCAACCATATGTTTTTATTCCTTTTTCTATAACTGTATTTACATTATACGGTATTAGTACTTTAAAGTCAACTATATTTTTCGCCAATTTGCTCAATTAGTCGCTTGTCTGCACTATTGAGTCCTGATGGTGTTTGTCCTATAATTTTGACTAAAATGTTTCCTGGATTGCCTTGTCTATTGGGTAAGCCTTTGCCTGTTATTTTTAATACTGTACCAGGTTGTGTACCTCCAGGCACGTTTAAATTAACTTTTGCACCGCCTGGAACGCTTATGTTTAGATAACAACCAGTTACAAGTTTAAGAGTGTTTATTCTCTTACTAGTAATTAAATCTATTCCGTTGACTTCGAACTCATTTGTGGATTGGATTACTATTTGTACAAACAAATCACCCGGTGGTATTTGTTTAATATCGTGTTGTCCCATTCCAGCATATCTAACTTTATCTCCATTACGTATTCCAACAGGTATTTTGATATCAACAGTTTGCTCCATACCATTGTTAAGTCTATATGTTGCTAGGACATTTTTTCCTGAATAAACTTCAGCTATAGTAATGTTACAACCTATTGTTATATCCGAATTACGCATTTGCTGTCTTGCACCAAATCCGAATTGACTCATTAGATCATTAATATCGAAGCCGCCAGCAAAGCCACCACCATTAAAATGTTGTGATCTAAAGCCTGCCTGCTGAGGATCAGTTGTTCCGTACTGATCATACATCTGTCTTTTTTCTGGATCTTTTAATGCAGAGTATGCTTCGTTAATTTGTTTGAACTTTTCTTCATTCCCACCATTACGGTCAGGGTGATGTTGCATACTGGCTTTCTTGTATGCTTTTTTTAATTGCTCTTCCGAGGCATTTCTGTCTACGCCTAGTACGTTATAGTAGTCCATACTAGTACTTATTGGATTTATTTTCTAGATTTATCAGTTCCGGTGTATAAACCAAACCATGCCGCGCCAGCACCAACAACAATACTAATCAAACCTGATTGTTCCATTGTAGGATCTGCTAAGTTCATATACCAAATAACACATTTATAAAGTAATATAATATAAACTGTTAAGAACAGTCTTGGAAAAATTCTCCAAGCATCTACTGCTCTTGCCATATGTATAATTCTAGCATATGGATTTGGTCCTAAGTCTTTAACGCTTGTGTCTACTTCTAAATCTAATTTAACTTTACGAGTTGTATTATCTTCAGTAGCAACTACTACTGCATCAGGCTTTTTTTCCGGTGCAGGCTTAGTTTCTAGTTCTTCAAGACTCTTTCTTGGCATTACTTACTCCCTCTTTTCTTTAGATTGTTAATCTCTTCTCTGTTTGCATCGATGCCATTTGTATTCATTTGAATATTTGCATCTTGTGATTTATCAATTAGTTCCTGTATACGTCTGCCTTTTTCTAAGTCAGTATCTAAATGTAAATCCTTATTAATAATTTTCTCTAGTTTCATTGCAGGTATTCTATCGTTAGGTACATATCTCCATGTATAACCTTTATCGCTATAGCAACCAAACACTGTTTCGCGTAAACCTATTTTAACAATGACAGCATCACTACCATCAATGATTACACTATCACCTTCATTGAATGCAGGGTTGAATCTAAACTTCATTCCTTGCATTAGGTTTGTTGCAAAATCTTTAAACCAAAAAGCGGCAGAAATACTGACAAGTATTGCAATCCATGGCACAAGCATTTCTGCGACACTAAGGCCCATACTGTCAAATAGTTCCATTTATTTTTTCTCCAACTTCTTAATTCTTTTTTCGAGTTCATCGATCTTCTTCGTAACATGTGGATACTTTTTACGCCATGCATCATCAGGTTGCTGTAACCATGTCCAACCATAACGTTCAACTAAAAAGTCAACAATTAGATCAAACTTGGCATACAGCCATAATCCTATTCTTGTGCTTTTAAAATATGTTGAAAATGCTAAGCCAAAAAGCGATCCAACTAATGCTGTGTATATCCACAGGCGATCACTCGCCATTCTTTCTATCATTTCCCACATAGTTTTTCCCTCTTATTACTGTGTATATTTATCGATATATTCGGCGAACATTTTGTTTGATTCAGGTCCATAATGCATACAATCTCTTGCACGATCTATTCCTTTTGGTAATGCTCTAAAAGGAAATGCAAGTTCTCCTTTATTGTGTAATTTTCCATAATGAAAATAGTAGTTATGTACAGGTACTCCTGCAAGTTTCCATGCCCTCATTACAGAACTTTGTATTAGGTATGCTACAGTTTTATAGTGTTCCATACATTCTACAAAGTTTTCCCATGCTTGTTGTTGTCTTTTCTTAAGCCAGTCATTATTCTCAGTTACCCAACTTCCTAAAAATAAGGGTTTTTCGCCACTGCTCATTTCATGTCCTTGATAAAACATTTGTCTTGATAATTCAGGCCAGCATATTATAACCTTTTTTGGAAGGTAATTCTTCTCAAGTAGTGCAATAGTATTATGATGAATTGTATCAGGTCCAGCACCACATACACCCATGTTTATTGTAGGTAGTCCTGATTTTTTAGAATATAGTGAAGGTATTGTATCTTTTACATAATTTGCTTTTCCATACACATGACTACAGCCCAAAAAAAGGACATGCTTTTTCCATTTAAAACTATCAAATTCGCGACATCTATATCCATAAGAATTATGTTCGTATGCTATATCGTTTGCATTATAAAAATACCAGTCTTTACCTAAATTATTTCTATTTTGCTTCCATTTCTTTTTGTCATCATTTTCAAGCCAATACTGTGTTTTTGAATGATACTTGTTGAGTTGTAAAATATCTAAATGGTTCATAAAGATATTTATAATTAGAAAGAACAGGCTACAGAAGCACCTGGTTCTATGTTAACACTTTTTTCGCTGATTTCTACTTTTGGCTCGGGCTTTGCTTCACAGTCTACTTGCCTATTACAACTACTTGTCAGTAGTATCAGGATCAAGAGGCTTAACAGCGTTTTCATAATATACAATAATTGCTTTTTGCTGTTCTATATAACGTCTTAGTTCGGCAAAGTTCTTAGATAGGTTTTCGTAGTCTTTTATACTAATGGCAACATATGCATCGCCACCATTCTTTGCTTCAAATTCTTTTTTGAATTCTTCAAAATTTTCTTCAGGTGATACAACATAAATTTTTATTTCGTTCATCTGCACAGGCTTGGGCATAGGAACAATAGGAACTGTAGTCTTTTCAATTTTTGTGACTACTTTAATTTCCGGTTCTTTATAAAAAGTACTACAACTAGTCAGTAGGAGTACTACCAGTAATAGACTCGAGATCTTTCCAAAGTTCATCTGTTTTACCTTGCATTCTGTTTTCAATTAGTCCTGGCTTCTTATTAGCCAAGTGTGTTAAATTATGTTTGTTAAGAGTAGCACGAAGTTCATCACCATATGCTTCTGATTTAGTAAGATCAGAATTTAATTGATCTGTCAACGTGTTTAACCTTGCGTTGTCTGCTTTTAATGTAGCAATACTTGCTTCACTAGTTGCAACGGCTTGTTCAAGTTTAGCATTATTAAGTTGTGCAATTTTTAAATTTGATTGTAACTGTTTTACGTAAAAGAATCCGCCACCAGCAACAGCCAGAACTATAAAGACCATTGCAATTTTCAATCCACTAAACATAATACTATTTACCCTAGTAACTTTCCCAGCGTTTTAGGACCAACTATACCATCAGCAACTAAGCCGTTTGAACTCTGCCACTCTTTTACAATACGTGCAGTGCCCGGACCAAAAATACCATCTGCAGGAGAAATGTCAAGTTTTTCTTGCACTTCTGCTACTAGTGGACCTCTTGATCCTTGCTTAATTGTTTGATTGTAGTCTACCTCTGGTTCTTCGAAATCACCACCTAATAC